AAAAAAACGACAAGGGAAAAGAGAGATGGGAAACGGAAAAGTTTTTTGATATTAGCAGAAGAATTAAAACTTGGATGAACAACTCAACTAAATTTAAAAACAATGGAACTAACACATCAGAGAAGCTCGGAACTTCAGCCGCAAGAATGGAAGCACTCCGCAACTGGTAATGCTTTAGCAGAGCAACTTATGCTTGCAAGCAAAGGTAATACTTTGCGATTATGCGATGATAATGAGTTAAAGCAAGTATTACGCTATTCTATGCTTTTGGTTGGCTTACGAGCAAACAATATGCCAACTGAAGAAGAAAAGTTTGTATTAATCAATTTCATTAAAACAAATTTTGCCAATGTAACTCTTGCTCAAATCAAAATGGCTTTTGATATGGCAGTAGCTGGTAAGCTTGGAGTAGATGCTAAATGCTACGAGAACTTTTCTTGCGAATTCTTCGGAAGAATAATGGCGAGATTTCTTGAATATTCAGCAGAGGAAACAAGGATTATTGCACAAAGAGTAGTTGAAGATGAGCCATTGCCAAAGCCAAGCGAAGCAGAACTTAAAGCACAAGCTATTGAATCTGCTAATATGTATGCTGACCAAGTTTCAAAAGATGGAAACTTTAAATGGTTTGAAGGTGGTATTCATCACTTATATGATTTAGCCAAGCAAACTGGAATACTTCGATTATCTGGAGAAGAAAGAGAGGAGATTTGGAATAAATGCAAAGGCGATGTAATTAAATCAAAAGTTCAAGGATACAAGAAGTTTATCCAGAACTTGGCAGACTTTGATGTAAGAATTGATGAAAACGGAAATATTAAACCTATTGAATAATGAGAAAGCTAATACTAATTGTAATCGGAATACTTGCAATTCTTTGTTTATATACAATAGAAAAAAGCAATAAGCCAAAGAAAAGAGTATATTTGAAAATGGTAGAGGAATACTTTCACGAAGACTTTGATTCTACTTATTACTTTAACGGATGTCGAATTGATACTTTTAAACTAAATCACAAATGCAAAAGCTGATGTTAATATGTACAATTTTATGTACATCTTGCGAGATGCAAGAGATACCAAAGCCACAAGCTCCAAAGTACAAAGCGATTTACGGAATTACTCCGCTTGCTACTGGTTCATCATTCTATCCTATTTATGTACCAATAATTAAAATAAATGGGAAATAGGAGAGCAACAATAGACAAAGACCATTTGTATTGTCCAACTTGCTTTAAAGATTACTCAAAGACTAACTTGGTGCAAAGGTTTGAGAAAGTAGGAAATAAACATTGCTTGCGATTTATCTGCGATTGCAAAAGGAGGTTAAGCTTGAGAGATTTGAGTAATGGATGGTTTAAGATTTACGATGTAACGGAAGAACAAATAAGAAAGAATCGTGCGGATCGGGAAAAAAGAAAAAGACTAAAATATGCTACTCACAATTAAAGGACAAGTTCCAAGCAAGAGCAATGGCTATCGAATAGCTAACAATCGCTTGTTTAAATCGAAAGAGTTAAAGCAATACGAGGAATCATTTGCATGGCAATCAGCGAAGGTATTGCAAGAGTTTGATGAGAAGTTTGGTGTTACAATGACTATTTATTTCCAGTCTAATCGTTCAGATTTAGACAATGCAGCAAAGGTAATTCTGGACTGCTTGCAATCGAATGGCATTATCAAAAACGACAGGAATTGCTGGCAGTTGCAAATGACCAAAGAAATAGATAAATTGAATCCGAGAGTAGAGTTATTTATATACAAAATTGATTAATCATTTTTTATCATGGCAAAAGCAAGAAAGCATTATTATCGGTCAGCAGATAAGACCATCTATGTTGAAATAGACTACGATAAACTATTTCACGACCATTATTCAACGGAAGGTAGAAAGCGATGGCTACTTGGAGCTGACACGGATCGCATCGAAGCATTCTTAAAAGGCAGAGGATATGTAAAGATTAATAAAGCTCAACATGACAAGTTTAGAGAAACACTTACCATCGAATTACCAAGCAGCTCTATCTTGGCTAAATGAACAACTGACCAAGCCAAATAAATTTAATATCAATCTTGGCGGAGGCATTATAATAAACGATTTGCATAAGTGCTTGGAAGTCAAAAGAGAAAGATTGATACATTTAGAAGGATATAATCAGAAAATTGTATTTTTACAAACGAAGATAATAAAGGATTTTTTACAAGAGCAGAAGTCCCCCGAAATCCAAAGAGATGTACTGGGCTGACAGCTTGGAAAGACAAGCAATTTTTATACCTTAATGGGTATTATATTACAAAATCTAACAACATTTGTACCTTTTAAGGTATATTTAACTTAATCAAATGAAACTATCAGAAAAAGAAACGATTGTAATTTATGCGGGATTAACTAATGCGCTTATTGACCATATAGATAATGACTTCCGCAAAAACATATTTAATAGACATAGTTTAAAATACAATAGCCAAGCAGTATTGCGAGAGCTTGAAATCATTACGGATAAACTTTATTCAAAACAAGCCTCCGCTGAAGCAGTAGACCAGCATATTGAAGCTGGCAATATTATGATTAAGCTTTTCCGTATAGGCATTCAGATGTCAGATATGGACGATGTAAAGCACGAAGGCTTAAATACTCAATTAAATATTTTACTTAAAAATTACGGAATAGATGGAATCGAATTCTAATATGGTTGACCATCCTCAACACTATCAAGGTAAAAACTTTGAAGTGATTGACATTATTAACGACTACTCATTGAACTTTGAGTTAGGAAATGCTATCAAGTATATCTTGCGAGCAGATAAGAAAGGCAATAAGAAGCAAGACCTTGAAAAATCCATTTGGTATTTGAATCATGAACTATCAAAATTCAGAGGATAGATTAATTTTAATGGGCATCGTAATCGGAATTATGGAAATTTCGTTTATAGTGTATATGTCTTGGAGAATTTACTTAAAATCAAAACAATTATGAAGCCTGATGAAAGAGCAGCTTTCCTTTGTAATCATGCGAATTTCTTTTGTAGAGATAGGGCAAACGCTATTGAACTGGCTTTACTTATTTGTGAGTTGATTATGGAAAATCGTTTAAAAGAAGATGACAGAATCTACTGGAAGCTGGTTGTCGAAGAAATATATAAGTTACGATGAATCACATCTACCAAAAGCACAAGCATTGGATTAAGGTGGTAGAGAAGTTTGGAGAAAAGCATTATGCTGAAGATGTAGTGCAAGAAGCATATATCAAGGTATTTGATAAAGATATTAACGAAGCTTACTTTTATTTCACGCTACGATCCTTGACAATGGACTTGCATCGTAAGAAGGTAGAGAAGATAGAGATTACAAAAGAGGTAGAATATTCGTTAATAGAAGAGGACGATGAATATATCATTGACCTTGCAAAACCATATCAGGATTTTATCGAAACTTGGGAATGGTACGATAAGAAGTTATTTATGCTTTGGGTTGAATCAGGCGTAAGTATGCGAGAAATTGCTCGAAGGACTAACATCGGGTTTATGTCAGTTTATAACACAATCAAAAATTGTAAAGAAAAAATACAAAAATGGGAAAAAGAAAATCACAAGGATTAGGCGATTCGATAGAAAAGCTAACCGAAGCAACAGGTATTAAGAAAGTATTTGAATTATTTAGTGAAGCAACTGGTTTAGATTGCGGATGCGATGAAAGAAAGGAGAAGCTGAATCAGTTATTTCCTTACAAGAAACCAAATTGCTTAAACGAATCAGACTACAATTACTTAAAAGATTTTTTTGAAAGAAATCCAAGCCAAATAACTCCAGTAGTTCAAAGGGAATTATCAGCGATTTACAAGAATATTTTTAATGTAAATCTGGAATCAACTTCTTGCGATTCTTGTTGGAGAGATTACATTGGACAAATCAGAAGAATTTATAACGAATACTAATGGAAGATAAGAAAAGAGGAGGCTATCGTGAAGGAAGTGGCAGAAAATCAAAAGCAGAGGAGCAGTCTTTGGTTGAAAAGCTAACTCCTTTAGAGCCAAAAGCATTTGAGGCATTGGTGGCTGCATTAGAAGACCACAAAGACTGGGCAGTAAAACTATTCTTTCAATATAAGTTTGGTATGCCTAAACAAGTTATTGACCAAAATACTACTCATACGGTAAACGACTTTGACATTCGAGAGATCGTGAAGTTCAAATGATAACAATTAATAAGAAGTATATACCATTATTTGAAAGTGATAGTAGATACTTTGTAGTTACAGGAGGTAGGGGCAGCGGGAAATCGTTTGCCCTAAACTCATTTCTTTTGCTTCTGACATACGAAGTAGGACATACCATACTATTTACTCGTTACACATTAACATCGGCTCATATCTCAATTATTCCAGAATTTGTGGAGAAGATTGAAATGGCTGACTTGCATAATGACTTTAGTATTACCAAAGATGAGATTATAAATCTTCGAACTGGTAGCAAGATTTTATTTAAGGGAATCAAGACTTCTTCAGGTACTCAAACGGCTAATTTAAAATCATTGCAAGGTGTTACTACTTGGGTGCTTGATGAGGCAGAGGAATTGGTAGAAGAAGATGTATTTGATAAGATTGATTTATCAGTCCGTAATTTTACCAAGCAGAATAGAGTTATTCTTATTCTAAATCCGACAACAAAGGAGCATTTCATTTACTCACGATTCTTCGAGCAAAAAGGAGTTGAAGCTGGTGCTACTCTGACCAAAGGAGATACGACATACATCCATACAACTTACTTGGATAACAAGGAATATCTATCTGAATCATTTCTTAATCAGATTGAGCAACTTGAAAAAAGCAATCCAAAGAAATACCAGCATACAATTCTTGGTGGATGGCTTGACAAGGCAGAAGGTGTTGTATTTACTAATTGGAAGTTTGGAGCATTTAATCCTGACAACTTGCAGACTTCATTTGGTCAAGACTTTGGATTCTCTATCGATCCAACAACATTGGTAGAGGTAGCCATTGACAAGAGCAAGCGTAAGATTTATGTCAAGGAGCATTTGTATAAGCCAAAGCTTACTACATCAGAGATAGCAGTAATTAACAAGCAAGTATGCGGAGGAAATCTGATTATAGCAGATAGTGCAGAGCCAAGACTAATTGCGGAGCTTCAGAGCCAAAGGTGTAACATTCAGCCTACCGAAAAAGGAGCTGGTAGTATTACTGCTGGTATTGCTTTAATGCAAGACTTTGAGATTATCCTTGAGCCTAATTCTTTGAATGTGGCAAAGGAGTTTAATAACTACATTTATTCGGATAAGAAATCAGGCTTGGTAATTGACAATTTTAATCATGCTATTGATGCGATTAGATACAATGTCTTTTATCACTTATCAAATCCAAACAAAGGTCAATACTTTGTATATTAGAGTAACAAAGATTTTAATAACTCGTTTATAAATTATGAAGATAGAATTAGATATTCCAACTGATTTAAGTGAAATTACTCTTGGTCAATACCAAAAGTTTTTGAAGATAGTTGAGGATAATGAAGAATCTGAATTTGTGCATCACAAAATGGTAGAAATATTCTGCGGAGTTAGTCTAAAGAATGTAGCTAAAATTAAGCATAAAGATTTAAGTTATATTGTAAGCAATGTTTCAGCATTGTTTAATGGTAAGCACGATTTAGTGCAAAGATTTAAAATTGATAACACGGAATTTGGTTTTATTCCAAACTTGGATGATATAACTTCTGGAGAATATATGGACATTGATTCATATGTAACTGATTGGTCAAGTATGCACAAAGCTATGGCGGTGCTATTTAGACCAGTTATAAGTAAAGCTGGAGCAAGATATTCTATTACTGATTACAATGGCACATCGGAATATGGAGAGCTTATGAAGCGAATGCCTTTGAATGTTGTAATGGGTGCTATGGTTTTTTTTTATCATTTAGGAAACGAATTACTGAAAAGTATTCTGACCTATTTGGAGAGCAATCAGGAGGCAATGAATACTCTGAACAAGCTCAATTTGGGAAAAGATGGGGATGGTATTCATCTATCTATGCTCTCTCTCAAGGAGATGTTAGAAGATTTGATGAAATTTCCAAGCTTTCCATCTTTACCTGTTTGACTTATTTAACATTTGAAAAGCAAAAGAATACATTAGAAGCAAATATGCTAAAGCAAAGATAATATGGGGTACTATTACATAATTGATAAGTTAAGAACTTACTTAAAAGCTACCGATTTTATTAATACGGTAACTACTGGTGATTTGACATTTATAGACAATGCCAAGCAGACCATATTTCCATTAAGCCATATTATTGTAAACAATGCTACTCCAAGCGAGCAATCATTAAGCTTTAATATATCTATTCTTTTTATGGATATTGTTGATGAAAGCAAAGCTGAAACTTCTGATGTATTTGAAGGAAATGATAATACTCACGATGTGTTGAATACTCAATTAGATTTGGCTAATAAAACTTATATGGATTTAATTAGAGGAGAATTATATGATAATTTAGTTCAATTAGATGGTACTCCAACTTGCGAGCCATTTGTGGATCGTTTCGAAAATTCGATTGCTGGCTGGACTTTAACTTTTGATGTAATTATTCCCAATGATATGACTACTTGCTAATGCAAAAATTAACTGAATCTTATAAAATAGTTAAAAAATATAGGGATTATGTAATTCAGCAATCAAGAAGCAATCTATCAAAGCTGAAGCACAATAATTCTAAAAACTTATATAAAAGCTTAAAAGGAGAAATATTAAATGAAGAGAACTATTTTTTAGTTGGATTCCAATATGAGTATTACGGAGATTTTTTAGATAAAGGTGTTCAAGGTAAATCTTCAACAAAAAAAGCTCCCAATAGTCCATATAGATTTGGCAGAAAGACAGGTAAATCTGGTGGCTTAACTGAAGGAATTGATAAATGGGTGCGAGATAGGAAAATTCAGTTTAGAGATAAAAAGACTGGTAAGTTTTTAACATATCAATCTACTGCTTTTATAATTGCAAGAAGTATTTATCAAACAGGAATGAAGCCAACAATGTTTTTTACTAAACCATTTGAAGCTGGATATAAAAAATATATTCAAACACAATTAGCGAAAGCATTATTAATAGATTTGGAAACAATAGTAGATAACGGAATAACAAAAGCGAAATGATTATAAATGCAAGAAGTCCATATTTCATTTTAGTTAATGAAAGCGGACAAGTAGGTAGTAAGATTGAGATATTTTTGTGGAATAAACCTAATTCAGTTCCAGCTTCAGCGACTTACACTTTAAGTAAGCGAAATGCCTCCGCAACTCAAACTGAAAACTCCTACAATATATCATCATTTATTCGTGAGTATATTGATAATATAGCTCCTACTGAATCTACTAATTCAATGTGGTGCAATGTTAGAATCAAAAGATACAAGGAAACAAGTTTTGGTACTTACTCTTTAATTGATACGGTAAACTATGTCGGTGTTAATGGATATACAAAGTATTTAGATGGCTATAACGAAACGGATGCTTCTAATAGATTTGTAGTTCTTGCTGATACTGCTAAAGAAATCGAATATACATTAGGCGAGATTCCATTTGTTAATGTAGTAGTAAATACATCGCTTGGAGATAAAGTAGATATATCTTATAAAGATTTAAATGGCAGAAATGAGGTTTCTTCTATCTTAATTAATACAACTGATGCAGCAACTACTGATATGCTTGTGATTGATTTAAGCACTTCATCAGTCAAGTACAAATGTGGAAATACTTTAACCATTCGCTTTTGGTCAGGCGGAGAAGTACAAATTACCAAGACATTCAGAGTTATTCCTGTATGTGAGGTAAAATATACTCCAGTAGTTTGCTCATTTATTAATCGTTACGGAGGTTGGCAGTTCCTTAATTTCTTTAAGGCTAAAACTAATTCAATCAGCGTAGAATCTACTACTTTTAAATTGATGCCTGATGCAATTAATTATAATACAAGCAAGGCTCAAAGTACATCTTTCAATATTAATGGAAGTCAATCGGTTGTTTTAAACACAGGTTGGGTAAATGAGAATTATTCAGATTTAATTCAAGACTTAATGCTTGCGGAAACTATTTTGCTTGATGGCAAGCCAGCGGAATGCAAGACTAATAGTACAACTTTAAAAACTTCTTTAATGGATCGTAACATAAATTATACGATTGAATTTGAGTATGCTTATAACCTAATTAATAATGTAATTTAATGGTAATAGTTGGAGTATATATTTATGTAGATGGTGTCGCTAAACGACTTGAGCTTTTCAATGATGAAACAATAAGCATCACAAGTTCGATACAAGATGTAAGTGATATTAGTAAAGTATTTACTGATTTTAGTCAATCATTTAGTGTTCCAGCTTCAAAAAATAACAATGCAATATTTAAGCATTGGTACGAAAATTCTATTGATGATGGTTTTGATGCAAGAATAAGAGTTGATGCCTATATTGAACTTGATACTATTCCATTTAAAAAAGGTAAGATTCAAATTGAAAAGGCACAATATAAAAATGGAGTTATTGATAATTATCAATTAACTTTTCTTGGAAGTCTGATTTCACTAAAGGATGCTTTTGCTGGGAAGCAATTAAAAGATTTAGATTTAAGTGGATATGATTTTACATACAATGGGAATGTAGTTAGAAATCGTGTAATTGGTGGAGTTACAAATGATATTAAGTTTCCATTAATTACTTCAAAGAATGTATGGCAATATGGCGGAGGCGGCAATACGGTAGTTAATTGGGATATATCTAATTCATCAACTCCAATTTATCATACTGATTTATTTCCAGCAATACGAGTTTCAAGTTTATTTGATGTGCTTGCTCAAAATTTATCAATTAATTTTGAAGGGGATTTTTTAACGGATTCTCGATTTACTCGTGCTTTCTTATGGCTAAAAAATACAGATTCATTTGAGGAAAAATATAGAGTAACAAAGTTAAATTTTCAGACAAATACTTCTACAACTGGTACTCAAGGAATGTTCAATGTATTTACTGATACATTAACATATACAAAGCCAGTTGCTCCAGCTTATTTAAGCCAAAGCCATATTACTATTACATTTAGCGATCCCGGTATTGGAGAAGATGCAGTACAATTTACTTTCTATGTTTATCGTAATGGAATTGAATTAAGTAAGCAGACTTACAATACTCAAATTACTCCAATGTATTTAGAAGTACCTTTAGAAGAATCTGGTGCATATACTTTTCATATGTCAGCAAAAGCTCCAGTTACTTTTACATCGGTATATTACTTTGAAACAAAATCAGGTGCAACTACTACAAGCGATGTTACGGTAACACAAACTATAAGCCAAACTACTGAAACGGTATTAGATATTTCATCGTATATGCCAGAAATTAGTTTAGAAGATTTTTTTACTGGAATATTAAAGATGTTTAATCTTACTTGTTATTCTGAAGAAGATTCAGTTTACAAGATTGAGCAGATTGAAGATTGGTATAATGCTGGAACTATAAAAGATATTACAAAATATGTAATTACTGATGAAATAGATATTGAGCGTTCTAAAACTTATAAGAGAATTAAGTTTAATTATACTCCAAGTGAAAGTTTTATGAATAGGAAATATTTAGGTATTGCTAATCATGAATACGGAGATTTAAATTATGAATTAAACAATGATGGAGAAGATTATGAAATATCAATTCCATTTGAAAATTTATTATTCTCAAAATTTACAGGAACAGACTTACAAGTTGGATATTCTTTAAAAGTAGGCTTTGACAATTATATTCCAGCTCCAGTTATATTATACGATTACGGAACAATAACTTCTGCTTCGTTTAAGTTTAATGATGGATCAACTACTTCTACTGCAAGCTCTTATAATGTATTTGGTCAAGATACAAACATATCAAGCATAAACTGGACAATAAATTTTGGAGCTGAACAATCAAGCTTTACAAATTTTATAGAAACTAATAGCTTATACTATAACTATTATGCTGAATATGTAAATAATATCTTTAATATAAAGGCTCGAATTTTAAGAGTTAAAGCAATTATGCCAATACCATTTTTAACTTCATTAAAATTAAATGATAGAGTTGTAATAAGAGATAAGCGTTATACTATAAACTCATATTCTACTAATTTAAGTACAGGCGAAGTTGATTTAGAATTATTAAACGATTTTAGAATAATATGATAAAACACATAATAGACTTGCTTATAATAGATGACCATTTTGCCCAAGCAGAGGTTATTGAAATTGCAAAAGGAAAAAACTGGTTACCAAATACATTTAAAGATTTATTCAAACAATTTAAGCGAGAATTGAAATGGCTGAAAAGAAAAAGATAGAGTTAGAAATCAGTAATAACATTGATGAGGTAAACAAGGATTTACAAGATGTTGTTAAAACTCTTGAAGATGTAAAAGAGCAGCAAGAAAAAGTAAATGATGCAGTAGAAAGCAATACCAAATCTACCAATGCACTTCGAGATGCTTTTAAGGGATTAGGTTTAGCAATTAAAGGTGCTGGAATTGCAGTAGCCATTGAAGCATTTGCTCAATTAAAGGATGTCATTGCTTCAAATCAAGGAATTACAGATAAATTCAATGTAGGTTTAAATACTACTAAAATTGTTTTTAATGATTTAGTTTCAACATTTACTAATTGGGAAAAACTAAAGGCATTAATGAATACTACCATTAGTGGTAACTTTTTAGAAAATGCTAAAAATTATTTCAAAGGAGCTTATGAAACTTCACAACAACTTGTAAAACTTGAAAACCAAGTTAGATTAGCCATTGTAAAACAAGCTGGATTAGTTGAGCAATTTGATATTCAAGCTGAAAGACAAAGACAATTAAGGGATGATGAATCTAAATCTATTTCAGATAGAATAAAAGCCAATGATAAGTTAAAAGTTGTACTTGATAATCAGGCTGCTGCTATGACTTTAATGGCTGATAAACAAATTGAATTAGCCGAATTAAATGTTAAAATTAATAATAACATTGAAAATCAAGTTGCATTACAAGAAGCTTTAAATAATAAGCAAGCTATAAATGCTCAAATTACTGGTTTTAGATCGGAGCAAATTGTTAATAGAATAGCTTTATTAAAAGAAGAAGATGCTTTAGATGTATCAGCTACTGATAGTGCTTTGGCAAGGGTAAAATCAAGAATTGATACTAACACTTCTTTAATAAAAAATGAGCAAGATAGAAGAATCGAAGAGATTTTCCAGATGCAACAAACTGGAGAATTTGAGTTAAAATTGCTTGACGAAAGAAGAAAGAAATATATGCAAGGCACTCAAGCAAGAGTTGATGCCGATGAAGCTTATCGTACTAAATCACAAGAATTAGATAATAACTTAAAGATTAAGCGAGATGAATTAGAAACCTATTTATTAAATAGTCATCTTAATAATTTATCTATTGTTTATTCAAATGAATTAGAGGCATATTCAACAAGGCTAAAAGCTTTAGATGAATATAATCAAGCAGCTCAAAAATCTACTCAACTTTCAGAGGATGAGAAGAGGAGAATTTCAATGGAAACCTATAACCAGCAGAAAATAATTGAAAGACAAAGAATTTCAATGGTTGCTAATACACTTGGTAATATATCATCATTATTTGATGCTGCTTCAACTGAAGGCAAAGCATTTGCAGTTGCTCAATCATTAATAAATACATATCAAGGTATTACTGCCGAATTAGCTACAAAGACTGCTACTCCTTTTGAGTTTGGATTAAAAATTGCTAATGTTGCTACCGTAGCTGCAATGGGTTTTAAAGCAGTTAAAGATATTATTAATACTCAACCATCTACATCATTTGGAGGTATGGAAATGACTGGTGCTACTCCAGCTTCAGCAGCTCCACAATTTAATGTAGTAGGAGCAAGTGGTATTAATCAGGTAGCACAAACTATAAACAAGCAAGCTAATACTCCAGTAAAGGCTTATGTAGTTTCAAAGGATGTAACGACTGCACAAAGCCTTGATAGAAATATAGTAAGTGCTGCATCAATGTAGTGAAAATAAAACAATCAAATTTTAAATCGTTTATAGGTTATGAGAATCGTGGAATTAATTATTGATAAAGATACTGATGGTATTGATGCAGTTTCCCTTGTCGACTTTCCCGCAATAGAGAGCAACTTTGTCGCTTTAAATAAAGAATACGAAGTTAAGCTTGCCGAAGTAGATGCGGAGAAACGGATATTGATGGGTGCTGCATTAATACCTAATAAGCAGATTTATCGTAAGTATGGGAATGACGAGTTTTATGTATTCTTCTCAAAAGAAACCGTAAAGCTTGCTTCTGAATTATTCCTAAAAAATGGTAATCAGTCAAATGCTACTTTGCAACATAATAGCAAGATTGATGGAATGACAGTAGTAGAATCGTGGATTATTGACGATACTGAAAACGATAAGTCAAATGCTTATGGTTTTTCTTTGCCACAAGGTACTTGGATGATTTCAATGAAAGCTGATAATGACCAAGTTTGGCAAGATGTTAAGGATGGCAAAGTAAAAGGATTCTCTATTGAAGGTTATTTTGCTGATAAGTTAGAAATGGCTAAAGAGGTTGAGCTTGAATCGTATGCTGATTATGGCGATGATATCAAGAGCAATGCTAAAAGAGGCATTGAATTAAACGATGCTAATGGCAATAAGTGTGCTACTCAAACCGGAAAAGTTAGAGCACAACAATTAGCAAATGGTGAAGCTATTTCAGTTGAAACAATTAAGAGAATGTACTCTTACTTGAGCAGAGCTGAAACCTATTACGACAATGCTGATTCGCAAAATGATTGTGGATATATTAGCTATCTTTTATGGGGTGGCAAGTCTGCATTAGGTTGGAGCAGAAATAAACTCAAGGAGTTAGGATTGTTGGAATTAGAGGAGCAAAAAGTTATTGATGAAATTATTAAAATACTTCAAGATGGCGAAGAGTAAAACATCATCTCCTCAAGGTGGAGATAGAGCTTGTTTATGTGCAGATGGTACATATAGCAAAGATTGTTGCAATGGCGAATTAATTAATCAAGGTATTGGATCATTAGTAGGTCAAAACTCTGGCTCTACTATCGTTAATACAAATGAGCCAAGAACTATTGTAAGCGTAAATTAATTAAATAAATATAGTATGAACTACAAAAACAAGTTAAACCAAATTAAAGCGTTACTTGCTTTAGAGGTTAAGCTTGCTCAAATGAAGCTTGAGGATGGTATTACCATTGTTGAAGCAGAATCATTCGAGCCTGATTTCTCTATTGGAATAGTAACTGCTGACGGGATTGTACCTATGCCAGTTGGCGAGTACAAGTTGGAAGATGGTCGCATCTTGGTTGTTGAGGTTGAAGGCATTATTGCTGCAATCAAACAAGAAGAAGCTGAAGCAGAAGTAGAAATCGAAGTTGAAGCAGCTCCTGAAGAGGTAGTTGAGCCAATGATGGAAGCTGAAGTTGCTCCTTCTCCAAAGCGTATTGTGGAATCAGTTTCAAAAGAAACTTTCTTTGAGGCTGAAATTGAAGCATTAAAGACTGAATTAGCTGCTATCAAAGCAGAGAACGAATCTTTAAAAGCATCTAAAGAATCTTTAGAGGTTGAGTTATCGAATGTAGAAGCTGGTGCTGAAGCAATCGTACCTAATCCTGAAGCAGAAGTAAAAGTAAATTCATTCAAATTAGCAAAGAATCGTGTTCGTTCAATCGAAGATTCAGTATTTTCAAAAATTTTTAACAAATAATTATTAAATAATGGCTACTACAACAAGCATTACAACAACTTATGCTGGCGAGTTTAAGGATCAAATTATCGCAGCAGCATTGTTATCAGCTCCAACTATCGAAGCTGGTGGTATCACAGTAAAACCAAGCATCAAGTACAAAGAGGTTATCAAGAAATTGTCTTCTAACGACATCTTGAAAAACGCTACTTGCGATTTCGATGCTACTTCTACTATTACTTTAACGGAGCGAGTTTTAACTCCAGAAGAGTTCCAAGTTAACTTACAACTTTGCAAGAAGGATTTCCATTCAGATTGGTTATCAGCACAACAAGGATACTCTGCATTTGATGTATTGCCTTCTTCTTTCCAAGATTTCTTGGTAGCTCATGTTGCTGCTAAAGTTGCTGCAAAGAACGAAACAAACATCTGGGGCGGTGTTAACGCTAACGCTGGCGAGTTTGATGGTTTCACTACATTATTGACTACTGATGCTGGTTTGCCTGCTGCTCAAGAAGTTGCTGGTACTACGGTAACTGCTTCAAATGTTGTTGCTGAATTAGGCAAAATCGTTGATGCAATTCCTGCTTCTCTTTACGGAAATGATGGCTTGTACTTATATGTATCTCAAAACATTGCTCGTGCTTATGTTCGTGCTTTAGGCGGATTTGGTGCATCAGGTTTGGGTGCTAACGGTACTAACACTTTGGGTACTCAATGGTACAACAATGGCTCATTATCTTTCGATGGTGTTAAAATCTTCGTAGCTAACGGTATGCCTTCTAACAAAGCTATCGCCACAACTAAAGACAACTTGTTCTTCGGAACTGGCTTGTTGACTGACCATACTGAAGTTAAAGTTATTGACTTGGCTGACATTGACGGATCACAAAATGTTCGTGTTGTTATGCGATTGACTGCTGGTGTTCAGTACGGAGTAGTTGAAGATATCGTAACTTACGGTATTACTAACGCTGCTAACTAATAGCATCTTAATAGCTCCTCGTTAATTCGGGGAGCTTATTTTTACAATCATTTAAATTTATTAAAATATGGCTTGTGATATTTCACTCGGTAGATTAGAGCCTTGCAAAACAAGTAACGGAGGATTAAAAGCCGTTTACTTTGTTAACGAAGGCGATGCTACTGGAGTAACATACGATGTTACGGATACGGATGCCATTTCTGCGGTAGCGGGTACTCCAACTGCTTACAAATATGATTTGAAAGGAAACTCTTCATTTGAGCAAACAATCACATCATCTCGTGAAAATGGTACTACTTTCTTCGAGCAAACTCTGAATTTGACTTTGAAGAAATTAACGATTAAAGACCATAAGCAAATCAAGTTGCTTTCTTATGGCAGACCACAAGTAATTGTTGAAGACAACAATGGAAATTTATTCTATTGCGGTTTGAAACACGGAATGGAAGTTAGTGGCGGTACTATCGTTACTGGTGCAGCTATGGGAGATTTGTCGGGATATACTTTAGTATTGACAGGACAAGAGCCAGTACCAGCAAACTTCTTGACTACTACTTTAACTGCTGCTGGTTTTACAATCGTGTCGGGGGTTTAGTTTTTTTGTGTTGTTTGAGGTTTGAAAATTGGCGGGCAGATGTCCCGCCTTTTTTCATTTAAAAACAAACCTATACTAATATCGTTTATTAATTATGATAATCTTAAGAGAATCGGCATTGGCTCAAGAGGTAAAGTTTATACCTACACGACTTGCAACTGCTAATAAGTTATATTTACGAAACGAATCTACCAATGTAGAAGTAGAGTATTCTATTACTTGTACTGCTGAAAGTTTTTATTTGAAATTTAGTAAAGTTGTCGCTTTAGAAGAGGGGCATTTTTACACAATGACTATCAAGAATAATACAGATTTAGTGTATCTTGATAAAGTATTTTGTACTAACCAAGATATTGATACATATTCAGTTAACAAAAATGAGTATGTGGCACATAATCAAAACATAATTTTCTATGAGTAATATTCACTTTGTAGAATTGGAGGCTTACAAAGCTCCAAAGTCTATTGAGAGCAACAAAAAAGACTGGGTTGAGTTTGGAGATAATAACGATTATTATACTTTCTTAAACGATAGATATAACGGATCGACAACAAACAATTCAGTTATCAATTCAATTACCAAATTGATTTATGGCAAAGGATTGGATGCTACTGATTCCAATCGCAAGCCTAACGAATATGCTCAAATGAAGATGTTACTTCGCAAGGATGTTGTGAAGAAATTGGTAGTTGATTACAAGCGTTTAGGTCAAGGCTATTTACAACTTATTTATAATAAGTCTAAAAATGCCATTATTAGAGTAGAGCATATTCCTACGATGAATATTCGTGTAGAGAAATGCAATGAGAAAGGAGAAATTACTGGTTATTATTATAGCGATAATTGGACTGACACGAAGAAATTCCCGCCAAAGCGTATTCCTGCTTTCGGATATGGCGATAAGACTTTGGAATTGATTTGTGTAGGTAATTATACTATCGGACAAAAATACTATTCCAATGTTGATTATTTAGGTGCTTTGCCTTATGCTCAATTAGAGGAAGAAATTGCAGACTATTTAATCAATGATGTACAAAATGGCTTTGCTCCTACTACTATTATTAATTTTAACAACGGAATTCCCGATGAAGAAAAACAAGCCTTAATTTCTAACGATGTTAAGCGTAAAACTTCGGGATCGCATGGAGTTAAAACAATCGTTGCATTTAATAATGATGAAACGAAGAAAACTACGATAGATTCAGTTCCGTTAAATAATGCTCCTGAACACTATTCTTATTTAAGCGAGGAGGCAAGAGGAAAGATATTGTTAGGACACGGAGTTACTTCGGGTTTATTGTTTGGTATTCCATCAGCTAACGGATTTAGTTCAAATGCTGATGAATTAAAGAATGCCTTCATATTGTTTGACAATATGATTATCAGACCATTCCAAGAGAATCTATGCGATATGTTTGACCAAATCTTGGCATTCAATGGTATCTCTTTAGACTTGTACTTTAAAACGCTTCAGCCATTAGAATTTACTGACTTATCTCCAGTAATGGACAAGGCAGCAATGGAAGAAGAAACTGGTGTAAAGCTTTCATCTCATATTGACCAATTAGACATCGAAGAATTCGGAGAGGAGATTGATTTAACTGAATGGGAATTGATTGATTCAAGACCAGTTAATTACGAAGATGAGGCAAGACTTGATGCAGAACTTGAGGCTTTAAACAATCCTGAAAAATCCTTAATGGCTAAAGTATGGGAGTTTGTAACTACTGGAGTTGCAAGACCAAATTTACCAAGTGAAATGGATGGCAAATTGTTTATGAGCCGTTATCGTTATAGTGGCGAATTATCAGATAACTCAAGAGAATTTTGCAGAAAAATGATTAAGGCTAATAAGCTTTATCGCAAAGAGGATATCGAATTGATGAGCCAAAAGCCTAACACAAATGAAGGCTGGGGACCGGGCGGAACTGATACTTATGATATTTTCTTGTACAAAGGAGGCGGAGCTTGTCATCATTTTTGGACTCGTGAAACCTATAAGCGTTTTACCGATCCGAGAAGAAAAGGAGCAAAAGAAATAACTCCAGCAGAGGCAAGAAAAGCTGGCGAGATATTGCCTACGGTTAATAAAAAAGTATATCAAAAGCCTATTGATATGCCAAATCAAGGTTTTTTAAATAGATAATAGAATGGCACAAGCATTATTTGTTACTCGTGAGGATATTGTAAAATTTACTGCATTAAATGGCAACATTGATACGGATAAATTTATTCAATGGGTTAAAGTTGCACAAGATATTCACATTCAAAACTACTTGGGTACAAAGCTATTTAACAAGATTAACGATGCGATTGTAGCTAATAATTTAGCCAATCCTTATTTAATGCTTTTAAATGTGTATATTAAGCCAATGGTTATTCATTGGACTATGGTGGAATACTTGCCATTTGCAGCTTACACAATAGCAAACAAAGGAGTATTCAAGCATGGTAGTGAGAATAGCACCAATGTTGAAAAAACGGAAGTAGATTTTTTAGTTGAAAAGGAAAGAAGCATTGCACAAAATTATACTCGTAGATTTATTGATTATATGAGTTTTAATCAGTCAAGCTTTCCTGAATATAACACAAATAGTAATGCAGATGTCTATCCAGATAAAGAAGCAAGCTTCATTGGCTGGTACTTGTAGAGGTAAGTACAAGCCAAAAGAAAAGAATGTAAAAAAGTTGCAGATATTTTTAAATAAAATAAATAATGAGCGGTCTTAATTTCACACATATAAAAGGCGATACTTTTAATCAAGTAGCGTTTGAGCTTAAAATTGATACGGTAGCGGTAAACTTGACTGGTGCAGTAATTAAGATGCAACTTCGCAAGAATGCAAACGATGTAACTCCAGCTTTATCGCTTACTTCGGCAGGCTCTGCTGGTATTACTATTACTGCTGCAACATTAGGACAATTTAAAATCAATGAGCAAATCATTGATATACCAGTTGATACTTATCAATACGACATTCAGATTACCTTTGCAAGCGGTGTAGTTAAGACTTACATTGCTGGATCATTTAATATCACTCCTGAAATAACACGATAATTATGTGTGATGAAAACATCGAAATTGGTGTAACGGAAATCACAAATAATATTCTTGTTTCTGCTACTCCAACTGACCAAATAATTGACATCAATGTTCTTGAGGAAGTTGAGAATGTCGAGCTTACCATTACTCCATCAGTAGTAGAGGTTAATATTGATGTAACGCAAGAGCTGATTACTGAGGTAGTTACGGTAGATGCAAATACTTGTGTAAATATCGTTGATGTTACGGTAACTGATGCGACTGATAATGTCGTTTTAAACATCACTCCAAGCTTGGTTGAGGTAAACATCAATAGAGGACAAAATAATCTCTCTATTGAAGAATATGATACCTTTGCTGACTTGCCAACAATCGGAGATACTGATACCTATTACATCACTTTAGATGAGAATAAGTTTTGGCGATGGGATGCTATTGATGAGGTATATGTAGAAATTGCAAGTAGCGATGACAAGATACCATATTTAGGGGCATACAAGAATTCAGACTTGGGAGAATGGGGAATCAAATCAAATTGGTTTGGTTTAGATACAACTCCTACAAATCCTCCAACTGCGGTAGGTACTTTTACTTGGAATGATTCGGATGGTACTGCTGACTTGATATTAAAAGGTGGCAATGTAACACTTCAAATTGGTCAAGAGCAAGTATTAAGAGTAGTTAATAAAACAGGAGCAACATTAAATGAGGCTGACTTTAGAGCAGTTCGTGTTCGTTCAGTAGCAGAAGGCGGAGCACAAGGGCAAAGGCTTGCAGTATTGCTTGCTCAAGCTGATTCTGATGCTGATTCAGCTACTACGATTGGATTAGTAACGGAAAGCATTGCTGATAATCAAGAAGGTTTTATTACGACATCAGGGAATGTTAATAAGATAAATACTACTGGAGCTAAATCTTATGGCGGTACTGAAACTTGGTCAGATGGAGATGTACTTTACCTATCTCCTACTCATGCTGGTTATTTAACTAATGTCAAGCCACAAGCTCCAAATCATACCGTAATAATCGGATGGGTTGTTTATGCTCATGCTAATAATGGTAAGATATTTGTAAAGGTAGACAATGGCTATGAGTTAGATGAGCTTCACAATGTCAAGATTAATTCGCCAATCAATAAGGATGCTTTAATTTACAATTCATCTTTAGGTGTTTGGGAAAATAAGCCTTTGTCGGGGTTATTGACTGCAACTTCTCCATTAAGTATTACATCTAATGTTATCAGCATTAGCCAAGCAAATGCAACTACTGATGGATATTTAAGCTCTGCGGATTGGAATTACTTTAGTGCTAAACAACAACCATTAAGCGGTACTGGATTTGTAAAAGCTACTGGTAGCGTAATTAGTTATGACAATACGGTTTATACTCCACAAAGTAGAACATTAACTATTAATGGTACTGCTTACGATTTAAGTGCAGATAGAAGCTGGACAATTTCCGTAGGATCGGGAATGCGAAATGTATCTTCATTTGTCGCTACATCAGGTCAAACTACATTTACAATAGTTGGTGGATATACTGCTGGCTTGGTAGATGTATTTGTAAATGGTGTTAGATTAAACGGAGGCGATTATACTGCAACAAATGGCACTACGGTAGTATTATCAGTAGGAGCAATCGCTAATGATTTAGTAGATATTATTAACTACACTGCAAGTCTTACAAGCGGTATTACAGGAAGCGGAACTGCTAATTATTTACCATTGTGGTCAGGCAGTTCAAACTTGACTAATAGCTTAATTTATCAAGATGCTAATGGTGTAAATATTGATTTTGCTACTACAAAAGCATTTAAAGTAACAAATGGAGTTATTGCTTCTATTGATGGTGGATTGTATGCTGGTAGTGGATACCAATTAGTATTCGCAGATTTTGGAAGTCCTGAATACGCTGCAATCGAAGGCAGTTCATTTAGCGGTGCTTTGAGTTATTTGCGATTCATTACCAATGCTAACGAAAGAATGCGGCTTACTGCCACAGGATATTTAGGTATTGGTACAACTACTCCAAGAGCATCGATTGAAACTACTGGATATATTTATTCTGGTGGTAATTGGATTCCTAACGATACAACAGGAGCTGCATTTTATATCGGAGATTTAGCTACTGGCTCATCATATACTTATATAAGCGGAAAAGGAACAAGTTCAACTGATACATATTTATCTTTTTCTACTAATAATTTAGAAAGAGTAAGAGTAATTGCTAATGGGAATGTTGGAATAGGTTTAATTAATCCAGCTTATAAACTTGATGTTTCGGGAGATATTAATATTACAGGCTCATTCCGTATTAATGGAGTAGCTATTGGTGGCGGATCGGGTACGGTAACTGGCACAGGAACGGCAAATTACATTGCTAAATGGTCAGGTACTTCTGCAATCGGTAATTCATTGATATTTGACAATGGTACTAATGTTGGTATTGGTACGGCATCGCCAACACAAAGTTTAACCGTTGTGATGAATTCAGGTACAAATGCAACAGGTATTGTTATAAAAGCAATAAATGATGGCGGAACTGCTTCTCAACCTGCATTGAATTATGTCAATGGTAGCGGTAATAATATTGCTCAAATTGTTGCAGATAATGGTACAGGTTACTTGGCGTTCAATATGGGTGCAAGTAATACCGAAAGAATGCGAATTACAAGTGGTGGAAATGTAGGAATTGGAACAAGTTCGCCAATAAGAAGATTAGAAGTTGCATCTGATGGCTCAAATTGGATTAGTGGAACATTTAGCGGAACAGGTGGAACTGATAAGGTAGTTATTGGTAATTTATCAATGCCAACAATCGGTGGGCATAATTCAGCATTAAATGCTTGGTCTAATTTTGCAGTTGCAGGTGTTAATATAATTTTTGCACCTTATGGAAGTGAATCTATGAGATTAACTGATAGCGGTATTTTAGGTGTTGGTACAAATTCCCCAAGCACAGGATTTGGTGGAACTATCAATAATGTAAAATTAGCATTAAGAAATGGTACTCCTGGTCAAGCAGGCGGAACATCGGTTTTGTTAATTGGTGGCGATAATAATCACTATTCATATATTGAAGCACAACATACAGGAGGCGGTAATACTTATTTGTCATTTGGTACAAGTACAGGAGCGGTAAATCCTACTGAAAAGATGCGAATTACAAGTGGTGGAAAAATAGGAATAGGGACATCTAATCCAACAGAAAAATTAAATGTTTATACTAATGAATTAATTTGGGGAATTAATATTCAACACGGATATACTTCAGGTACACAATATTATATGAATTTCCAAAATAGTTCAGGCGGTCAAACTGGTAGTATTATGGGTAATGGAACTATGACTTCATATAATATAACTTCTGACTACCGTTTAAAAGAAGATTTAAAACCAATTAGTGGATTAGAAAAAGTAAATAAAATCAATGTGTACGATTTTAAATGGAAAAATTCTAATGAACGAATGGATGGAGTAGTTGCCCATGAATTGCAAGAAATATTGCCTTATGCAGTTACAGGAATTAAAGATGGGAAAGATAATCAGCAAGTTGATTACTCAAAGATTGTGCCTGTATTAGTGCAAGCAATCAAAGAATTAAATGCAAAATTAGAAGCTAAATAAGATGTCAAAGAATACTGATTTATCAAGTTTAATAAACTACGCTAAAGGAGCTACATCAGGTAGATTGACTTTCCCTTTCTATACATCTACGACTTCTTTTACGGGATCGGTGGTAGGTTATCTTGCATTTGATTCAAGCGGTAATATCTTAACTGCTACTTCTCCTTCTACACAATGGACAACTAACGGCACAAGCATCTATTATAATACAGGCAATGTCGGTGTTGGTGTAGTTAATCCAGCTTACAAAATAGATGTAAATGGAGATATTAACATTACAGGAGCTTTCCGTGTAAATGGTGTTGCAATCGGTACTGGCGGAGGCGGAGGTATTTCAGGTGCGGGAACGACAAACTATATCACGAAATGGTCAAGTTCTACATCCGTAACTAACTCCATTGCATACGATAATGGAAGCGACTTTGCGATTAATACGACTAATCCTTTATATCGCTTTACCGTTCAGCCATTTACTAACTTAAACTTTGGTATTGGTAGAACTTCTTTATTTGCTTCAGATGATTCCGTATTTATGAATGCGGTAAATAATACCTACGGAGCAATTCCGATGGCTATAAACGCAAGCTTTTTGGGATTCTACATTGGATTCTCTGAAGCAATGCGACTTGATAGCTCAAAGAATATGCTATTGGGTACTACATCAGGAATAAGCGGAGGCGGAATATTGCAAGTAAATGGCGATGTAAATATTAGCGGTCAGTTCAAAATAAATGGTACTCCAATCGGTAGTGGTGGTGGAGGCGGAGGCAATGTCTTTGCTGGTACACAAACTACCAACTATGTTACTAAATGGACAGGCTCTAATTATATCGGTAATTCTAACATCTTTGATAACGGATCGATTGTTGGAATTGGTACGACAGGAATCACAGGAGGCGGAGCTTTACAAGTTTCAGGCGATGTTAATATTACAGGAGCGTTTAAGATTAATGGAACTGCGATAGGTACAGGCGGAGGCGGAATCTCTGGAGCTGGTACTACTAATTATATTGCTATGTGGTCAAGTCCAACATCGCTAACTAATTCAGGTATTTATCATGCTACATACGGAAGCAATAACCTAATAGGATTTCAGCCAGCAGGAGCATCGGGCGAAGTAATGAGAATTGAAAACAATGGTAGAATTTACATTGGTGCAAGTTCGGCTGCAAATGCTTCATTAGCTTTAAATATTCATGCTAACGGAAATACTAATATTACTACCAAACTTGGAAGCACTCAATTCTATGCAATGGTTAGAGTAATGCAGAATGAATCTACCTATGCTGGTGTTGGATTAGGTTACGACAATACCGGACAAGCTGGATTTGTTTATGCAACTGCTCCAAACTTATCAGTAAACTCTACTCTAAAATTCGTAGTAGCTAAAGCATCAACTGCGGTATGGATCGAGGCAATGTCAATCAAACACAATACCGTTAATATGAACAATATACCAAGCTCATCTACTGGCTTAATAGCTGGCGATTTGTATCGGGATGGTAGTGGTTATGTTAGAATCGTATAAATTATTATATTTGAACAAACAAACACAAAATAAAATGAAAACAAATGCAGATTTATTAAACCTAATTCAGCTCTTAAATGCGAATGTAGGCGAAGCAAAGACTAAAGGTCAAAAGAAATTAGTAAAGATTGGCGAAAGATTAAAGCCATTTATTGATGATTTCAATGACAAGCGAGAAGAAATTCGTTTAGATGCCGCTTCCGTTGATAAAGATGGTAATTTAATTACAAACGAAAAAGGAGAATATTCGTTTAATAAAGAGGGAGTTAAGAAGTTAAATAAGCAAATCAAGGATTTACTTTTAGAAACTTTGGACTTTACTCCTATTCCTGTTATTAATCCTGAAGGATTAGAAGCTTATTGGTTTCTTGATGGATGGGTTTCAGGGATTGAATTTAAGAAACCAGAAGAAATAGAATTATAATATGGCAAATCAATTTGATTGGATAATCGTTCAGCTTGATACAAAACCACAAGATGGCGATTTGATGGATGTAGTTTCGGTAGTTCATTGGAGAAGGAGAGCTACCGATGGCGAGTATGTCGTTGAATCTTATGGTGCTATGGCTTGTCCTACTCCAAGTGAAACCGACTTTACTGCTTATCCTGATTTGACGGAAGCACAAGTTGAATCTTGGCTTGAAGCTGGTCTTGATGTAGAAGCTATCGATAATAGTTTAGTAGGTCAAATTGAGAGCTTAATTAATCCTCCTATTGTTGTACTTCCTTTACCTTGGGCATAATGAATTTAGATGACATAATCGTACCGTCTATTACTGGTGCAATCGGTGCTTTTGTTACTTGGCTTGCTGGCAGAAAGAAAGAGAATGTCGAGGTGCAAGGTAGCGAGATAACAAACACACAGGAAGCAATTAAAATATGGCGAGAGATGGCAGAGGATATGTCAATTAAAGTAAAAGAGTTAAGCGACAAGGTTGACTTACTAACACAAGAAGTACATAACTTACGAAGCGAAAATAGCGATTTAAAATTAAAACTTGGATTAGATGGTAACGAGCCAGCAAGCACTAAAAAAGTACGGAGCAGCAAGCCAAAGCAATCCTAATTTAATTCTTTGGGATGTACCAACTGAATTAGAGATTGGAGTTATTCCAAAGCGAATATATTGCAACAAGGATATGGTAAAACCATTAACTGCTGCATTTAAAGCTTTAATTTCAACTGGATGTATTAAGGAGCTTAAGACTTGGGATGGTTGTTTCAATATACGAAACAAAAGAGGATTAAGCTCAATGAGCCTTCATTCTTGGGGAATTGCTATTGATATGAATGCTTTCGCAAATCCTCTTGGACTTACAAGAGAGCAAATTAAAGCAAAAGGATTAACTCCATTTAGCGAAGAATTTCTTAATTGCTTTAGAAAAAACGGATTTGATTGTGGAGCTGATTGGAAGTCTCGTCCAGATTTTATGCACATGCAATTAGCATCAATATAGTGTTGCATTTTTAATATTATGTTTGTATATTTAGGCAAACAAAATATATAATTATGTGGCATAGAATTGAAGATTCAAATTATGAAGTTTCAAACTTAGGACAAGTAAGAAACATAAATACCAAACAAATTAGAAAATTAAGAGCTGGAGTAACATCTCCTTATCTTATGGTTCAAATTTATATTGGTAATGGAAAGCGGAAAAATTATTTAGTTCATAGATTAGTTGCTAAATATTTTATTGAAAATCCATATAATAAGGAACAAGTTAACCATATTGATGGTAATAAATTAAATAATATTTATTGCAATTTAGAATGGGTAACTCCGAAGGAAAATATGTCTCACGCTTTAAAGTCTGGGTTATATAAAAAATATAATAATCAAACTTATAAAGGAAAATTTGGAGCTGAGCATAATAGAAGTATTAAAATTGAATGCAATGGAATTATTTATAATGGGTATTCAGAAGCAAGCAGAAAAACTGGAGTGTCTATTTCCACTATTTCAATGGCAATTAAACAAAATAGAGCTTGCAAAGGTATGCACTTCCAATTATCTAAAATCTAATGGATCAATACACTAACTTAATCAAGGCAGTAACGAGTTTACTGCTTTTGTTTTTTGTGGCTTATGTTTACAAATCTTGCAAAAAAGAGTCAATATCATTGCCAACTTCACAAAAAATCGTAATAAAAAATGAAATCATTAAAATCGATTCCTCTATTAATCGGATTCCTTTTACTTTTTCAGATAGCGAAAGGACAAATTTCCTACAAAATTACAGGACATACCGGTAAGCAGATATGTATTCCGGTAACACAAATGGATACAATCATTCACGACTTACAAGAGCGTAAGTATCTACTAAAGAAAGATTCGTTAAGCAAGCTTTATATTTCGATTCTAACGGACGAAAATTATAATAGACAAGCAAAGATATACGAAATAGAAAAATCTCTTTATATTAGCGAAAGCAAGCGTAAAAGAAACGGATGGCAAAGAAACTTATTTATAATCACAACAATAGTAACTTCCTACTTTTTAATCCGATGAATGAAAAGCTGACTACTGCTCAAGTTCTGGATATAATGCTTGATGTAATGCAACAAGTCAGCGATTCAGATGATGCTACCTTTGTCTTAAAGATGAAGCTTGCAAACAATATCGAGTTTTTAGTTGACCAATTAATGGCTGAATATGAGCAATCAATCGCAAAATAAATCAACACAAGAGGTAAGCCAAGAAGCATTAGAGCTTTACATCAGCGGTAAGTTTCCAAGTCAAGGAGCTATTGTCAGACATCTGCTTGGGATTTATCCACATATAAATAAAGAGCTTCTTCGCATTGCTTTGCTTCGTAGAGTACAAAGATACAAGCGAATCAATAGCCATCCAGCTCTTACTACTGAATGCGAATCGGTTGGATTACCTATTGAGAATGTAAGCAATTACTGGTACAAAGGGAAGCAATACTCTATTCATGTTAAAGGCGATAAGCAAAAGACTTATGAGGAAATCAGAGATGAAATTGTGGCAGAGATGCAAACTTATTCTCCGCAATATCCTACTATTGTTAGAGATAATATTGCTGATGGACATCTTCTTGTTGTCGATCCTGCTGACATCCATATTGGAAAGCTTGCTACGGCTTATGAAACTGGGGATTCTTACAATGTTGAAATCGCTATGCAAAGAGTTCTGGATGGTGTTAGAGGCATCGTTCAAAAAGCTCAAGGATTTAATATTGACCAAATTTTATTTATAGCTGGGAATGACATACTACACACTGATTCAGCCAAGCGAACTACTACGAGTGGTACACCACAAGACACTGATGGGATGTTTTATGAAAATTTCTTATCAGCCAAGAAGCTATACATTGAAGTAATTGAACTACTTCTACAAGTAGCAGACATTCACTTTGTATTCAATCCAAGTAATCACGACTATCAAAGCGGATTCTTTCTTGCTGATGTTATTCAATCTTGGTTTAGATTATGTCCTAACATTCGATTCGATTGTAGCATAGCACATCGCAAGTATTACCAATATGGAAGCAATCTAATTGGAACTACTCACGGCGATGGAGCTAAACCACAAGACTTACCGATGCTAATGGCGGTGGAGGCTAAAGAGATGTGGGCAAATACGGTACATAAATACGTTTATAGCCATCACTTGCATCATAAAGTAAGCAAGGATTATATCGGAGTTGTGGTAGAAAGTTTGAGATCGCCAAGCGGAACTGATTCTTGGCATCATAGAGCTGGTTACCAGCATGCAACAAAAGCCATCGAAGGTTTTATACATCATAAAGAATTCGGACAGGTAGCTCGTTTATCACATATATTTAGTTAACTTTGTATAAAGCAACTGCAACTGCTTAACAAAAACTTTAACGGCTCATTTCATTTACATAAGGTTGCAGTTATGTATTTGACTTGAGCCATTATTTTTTTATGGAAATCTGGAAAGAAGTAAATGATTTTGATTTAATTTATTCAATAAGCAATTTCGGTAGGGTTTTAAGAAATGATAAAAATAAAATTCTTAAAATTCACGACAATGGTATTGGGTATAAAATGGTATCTATTAAAATAGATGGGAAATACAAAATGAAATATGTTCACAGGTTAGTAGCAAAATATTTTGTGAATAATGATTTAAATTATAATGAAGTAAATCATATTGATTTTGATAAATCAAATAATAAAAGTAGTAATCTTGAATGGTGCAATAGAAAAGATAATATGGATCATTACTATAAAAAGCACGGCACTAAACATATAATTTTAAATTTTGGCAAAAATAAAATTTATCAAGATTCAAATAATAAAACTACATACCTGATTGATTTTTATAAACCAAGCAACAAATGGAGATTAAGGTCAAGAAATAATGGTGTAAGAAAACATATTGGTTTATTTAAAACTTATGAACTTGCTCTTGATATGCAAAAATGTTTATCTTTATAAATAGTTTTCAAAGTTGATAAGGTTTAGTTGTTGAAAAGGATGTCGGTTTTACTGATGTCCTTTTTTGTTATTGAAAAAAAATATTTAAAAAAGTTTTTTTTTATTCAAAAAAGTATTACCTTTGACCTATCGAAAGCAATGAAGCAATCGAATAAACCTTATCAAAATGAAAAATTTCTTTATGTTACTTATCGGCGAGGACTTTACTACTGCCGACATCATCCCAGCAATCAAGACTTTCGCTGGCTTAATCTTAATATTAACAATCGTTTCAATTATCGAAAACTTATGAAAACTATCAAAGCACAATTCAAGGATCAAGCTGGATATTACACAATGATCTTCACATTTAATCAAGAGCTATGGACTATCAAAGATATCATTGCTCACGAATGCAAAAAAGAAAATTCTCAATTCATTAAATTTATCAATTATGCAAACTAAATTCCAAGCACTTAATGACTTCATCGCAGAGTATGAAGTTGATTTAAATTACTTTTATTCAGTTAGAATAGATAGCCAAAAGGTATGGCTACAAGGATACTCAAACAAAGCTCCATTATTACTTGGAGCTTCATTTACTAATCCAGTAGTACAAGAAGATGCAAGCTTATCTTTTGACTTTGAATTCAATGGCGTTCAATTTCAAATTTACTTAACATAATCAATATGAAAACAACTAACTCATTAGCTGAAATCCAAGCAAAGGTCAAGGCGCCTAAAGGTCAATTCAACTCATTCGGTAAATACCATTACCGTTCTGCCGAAGATATTCTGGAAGCAGTAAAGCAAGTAATCAATCCTATGGGATTCTATATTTCGATTAGCGATGCGATTGTGGTGCAAGGCGACAGATATTATGTCCAAGCAACTGCGACTCTTTCTAATGGCACGGAAACATATACATCGACTGCATTTGCAAGAGAAGAAGAAAGCAAGAAAGGAATGGATGGATCGCAAGTTACTGGAGCTTCATCAAGCTATGCTCGCAAGTATGCCTTAAATGGTTTATTTGCTCTTGATGACACAAAGGATTCAGATGCGACCAATACTCACGGAAAGGATAGTCAATTTCCAGTAATCAATTTGGAGGCAAAGATTAATGCTTGTAATAATTTAAGTCAATTAGCTGATTTATACGCTGCTCACGAAACTACAATAGCTGGTGATAAAACTATTTTAAATTTATTTTCAAACCGTAAACAACAATTAACAAATGGAAACTAAAATTTTCGCAAAAGGAATTAATTTTAAAAGAGCTGAAGGCACTCCTAATTGGATCGTTGGAAAGCTATCAATTAAAGCTGATGAAGCTATTGAGTTCATCAAAGCTAACTCAAAGAATGGATGGGTTAACCTTGACATCAAGGAATCATACAAGGATAAGAGCAAATTCTATTGTGAACTTAATACTTGGGAAGGTACTAAAGATAAAATTCCTTATTATACAAAAGCTAATACAACAGAAGAGGCTAATGAAATTGATTCTTCAAGTTTACCTTTTTAATTATGGAATTTAATTTAAATAGTCCTTATAGATTTATTTGGGAAGACCATTACAAGGGAGATTGGGATGGTTATGCGAGAACTTATCAACAAGTCAAGCAGTTCAAATCGCAAGAGCAAGCACAAGAGTATGTTAAAAATATGCTTGCTGGGAATATTTGCATCGAAGTATTGGAATTAAACGATGCTTATGACCAAGTCCTTTACACAGGAGATGGAGAATTAATAGAAGAATTTGTAAGTAAAAACTCTTTTTTAGTATGAAAATTAGAAAGATGGAATTGTATAAAGAAGTGGCGGATCGTTTAAACCGAAAAGGAATCAAGCCATTCAGCGCACGAGAGTTTTCTATGCCATTAGTACAACAAGTAGTGTATGGCAAAGTAAAGAATGATGATGTAATGGAGGAAATTAAAGAGCTAATGCTTGAGAAGGTATATGGGACAAGGTAAGAACAAACAACACGAGAGAGCCAGCGAAGCGTTGGCTTTCTTCGGACTCTGCGGAATTATCGCAACTTGGATAATTTACTTAATTGTTTATTTAACAAGACTAATATGAAAGAACTGAACTTTAACGAATGGCAAGCACATCTTGCTAAAGAATTACAAAATAACTATCGAAAACTTAAACTAATTAAAGATGAGAAGCTTCAAAAAGTATCACGAAGAAAATCCACAAATCTATCTCGAGTTTAAACGCTTGGCTTACCAGCTTATTAATCGTGGATATAAGCACATAGGAGCAAAGCAAATCTTTGAAGTAATCCGTTGGAATACAATGATTTCTGGAAACGATGGATTCAAAGTAAACAATACTTATACTTCAGACTATGCAAGATTGTTTGAAAAAGAGCATCCGATTTATGCTGGAGTTTTTCGCAAAAGACTTTGCAAATTCAAAGAAGATTAATATATTGTGAAATAAATCAGCGAAAGGGGTGAGAGTCTTTCGGTGATTTAAGGGTTAAAAAACCACAAGCCAGTTCCAATCTCTCACTTGGACTGGCTTTTTTTATTTATCAATGGAAAAAGAAGCATATTACTTTCCGCATTTCTGCAATGCAAGACACGACAGAAAGATTCGCAGATTAAGAAAAGAACTTGGAGTTGAAGGATATGGCATTTATTTTATGCTATTAGAAACTTTAAGAGAGCAGCAAGACCTTATGTATCCTTTAGAGGATTTGGACTTGTTAGCTGAAGAATTTGGAGTATCAGAAGCCAAGATACAAGTAACGGTAAGCAAGTACGATCTATTCGAAATAGACGATTCACAAAAGTTCTTCTCGCCTAAAATGTTGGTTTATCTTGAGCCATATTTTAGAATGAAAGAACAAAGGAGAGAAGCTGGTTTAAAGTCTGCTGCTAAACGACAACTCAACGACCGTTCAACGACCGTTGAACAAAGTAAAGAAAAGGAAAGTAAAGTAAATGAAATAAAAGAAAAAGAAAGTAAAGAATCTTTTAGCGAAAAGCTTTCAGCTTTTGCTCATCTTTTAGAAAACGAATATGATAATTTCTATTCTTATTGGACTGAAAAAAACGACAAGGGAAAAGAGAGATGGGAAACGGAAAAGTTTTTTGATATTAGCAGAAGAATTAAAACTTGGATGAACAACTCAACTAAATTTAAAAACAATGGAACTAACACATCAGAGAAGCT